GATATAGTTCATTGATGCCATAGTTATATATTATACCATAAAATTGGTTAAAAGTCAATACCTACCACTTAACTTTATCTGCCCAGTACGCAGCAGATAGCTTACCTTTAGCGATATTCGCTGCATGCCGAGCTTTGAAGCTCTTCTGTCTAGCCTTCTCTGCTGGAGTCTTAGGAGAAGAACCTGCTCCGCTTACACCTTGTTGACCGAATCTAATTAACTTCTCCGTATCTCCAGACTTAGCCAATACAGCATGGGACTTAGTAGGGTGTCCTGGAGTACGCTTAGGTTTGTTATAGCCTGAGAAGGTTTCCTTACCTTTTTTAATCATTTCTTCTTCGCTGTCTTAGCAGCTTCCTTAAAAGCTTTAGCCGTAGGAGCACCCTTACTACCTACCTTACGCATCTTCTCGCCAGATCCTTGAGCTATTCTTTTACGTTTAGCAGCGATATTGGAATACAAGCCAGGCTTAGTAGCCACGCATAGCTCCCATCTTCTTCATTGGTTTAGCCTTAGGAGTAGTTACCTTAGCACCAGTCTTCTTAGCATACTGCTTAGCTTGCTTCTTACCCTTCATTGTATAAGGGAACTTCTTATCATTGACCATTGGCATATTACTTACCTTTCTTTTTGGGTTTAGGAACTTTAGCTGTTTGTAATGCGATTGCTATCGCTTGCTTCTGAGGACGACCTTCTTTGACCATCTTAGAGATGTTCTTACTGATTGTCTTCTGTGATTTACCTTTAGCGAGTGGCATTTACTTCTCCTTAACTGAACTGTTGTACTGTACTACGTTGCTCTAACTCTACAGTAATGATACAAGTACACGCAGAACCTGTCTCTGACTGTACTCTAATCTCATCACCTTCGTCTAGCGTTACATAAGCTGTTCCGTCTATGCGGATAAATGTCTTAGCAGTTAAGCTATACTCAAACAATACTTCAATCTCAGTGTTTTCACTAGAGTCATACCACCAGCAAGTAAACCACTTAGAAGATGTGCTGTGATTGGTAGCAAAGAGCAACAACCACTTAGCTATGTTCCTTGTTGGTACAGTAAACATAACAGTCTTAGTGTTAGCTACTAAGTCTTTGCCTACGGAATGTGGTCTACTCATTTAAGTACCAAGGTTAACAAAGTAATAATAATAAATCCAGCAGTGCCTAGGAGAATCTGTTCTAGTCTCTTTAGTCTAGCGTGTATCTGTTCGTATCGAACTTTACAGACTTCTTCGTGGCTTAGGAGTTTTAATTCTGCTTCAGTCATTATTCAGTTCCTTCTGCTGGTAATGGAGTATTGCCTTCAGCAACCCATTTTAGGTATTCTTGGTAATCTGTGTTGGCTTCATCAAATGGGACATAAGCATTATCAGCAACACGAAGAACCATATTAGTTTCATTAGTCAACTGGTTTTTTATTAGTTTGTACATAGTTATAACTCAATAGCAAAAGTTGCTGTTGCAATAGAAGCTGAACCGCCACCAAGACCTTGTATCTGAAATTGATAGGATTTGCTATTAATACTTGTTCCTAAAATTGAACCAGAACTAGGTGTATATGTGGCTGTCGGAGCTGCTCTCATTTCTGTTAAATAAGTACCTGCAGCCATTCCATAACCGCTTCCATTACCCCAGTCGCTAGAAACTAAAAATGATTGATAGTACCGTTGGCATAACTGTAGTTCTGTTCCGTGTGGGCGAATATCGAAACTAGTAGCGGTAGAACCTACTTCGAGTTGTACGCCTGTGATATCAAAAGTTGCTCCGTTAGTTGCCATCACATTAGTTCCGCCTGAAACACCGTAAATTGCAGAAGCTGTCCAAGCATTAGCAGAACCTGTATAGGTGCTACCCAAAGCAAGCATAAACCATAATCCTAATCCAATACCATTAGTTGAGTTAAATGTACCAATCGTGGGTCCTGGAACGGTTACTGATTTTTGTTCCCATGTATTGGCAGCATTTATTGTGTATGAAAAAACATAAGAAGCAGTAGATGCAGTAGTTGCATTTAAAGCGCCAGTAAATGTTCCAGTCAAACTAGACCGAACCCAAAACGACAATGTTACAGTTCGGGCGTTTGCCGAACCCCAGTTTAGGTCCGCAATATTAAACCCTTCAATACGCTGACTAACTCCATAAAAATCTGTTGCGGCTAAACTAGAATCAATAGTTGTTACCGTGGTTCGTAAAAAATTAGAAAAACCAGCTGGGGGCGTTGAGGTTGATTGAACTACAGTAAATACTCCAGCAGATGCTGTTCCTGAAGCTAACCATCTATCTAATGTATAAGTAGTTGCTCCTGAGTTAATTGTTACTGCCGCACCAGCATTACGCTGGTCAATTATCATTGCACCATTGATGATGCGGTTTTTCATTCCAAGATTACCGCCTTGGCTAATACCTTGTAGTTCAGCAGAATAGGCTTGAACATCTGTTCCAATGGCTAATCCTAAGAAAGATCTAGCAGCCGATCCTCCAGCACCAAGGGTTGTTAAATCAGCATCATAGGCTTGAACATTTGTACCTATCGCAACACCTAAGTTCGTCCTAGCAGTAGCGGTATTATTTAAATCAGATAAATTATTGGTCGCTAATAATGCACCAGAAAGAGAAGCATAAGCATTGAGCCAAGCAGAACCACTCCACACCTTCATCTCATTGGTAACGGTATTGAAATATAACGCACCAGTTAATAAAGTATTACCATCATTGTCTAATGTAGGAGCAGAAGATTTAGCTCCTAAGTAACGATCATCAAATGAGTCGTAAGAAGCAGCGGCATTAGAAGCGGAAGTAGCTGCATTACTTTCTGATGTAGCAGCATTTGATGCAGAAGTCGCTGCAGCACTGGCTGAGTTACTTGCATTGGTAGCACTTGTGGAAGCAGATGAAGCAGAATTACTAGCGTTAGTCGCTGAAGTGGCTGCGTTGCTTGCGGAAGTAGACGCTGCCGATGCACTTGATGCGGCATTACTGGCAGAGGTTGATGCAGCACTTGCACTGGCAGCAGCATTAGTCTCTGCTGTTTCTGCATTGGTCTCTGCAGTCTGTGCTGCTGTAGCACTGTTTGATGCGTTAGTCGCAGATGTTGATGCTGACGATGCAGAATTAGAAGCATTGGTTGCAGAAGTCGCAGCAGCAGAAGCTGAGTTGCTTGCATTCGTAGCCGATGTAGCAGCATTACTTGCTGAAGTACTTGCAGCACTAGCAGATGAAGCAGCATTAGTCTCTGCTGTCTCTGCATTTGTTTCCGCAGTTTCAGCGTTAGTCTCTGCAGTCTGAGCTGCAGTAGCTGAATTAGCAGCATTGGTAGCCGATGTAGCAGCAGCACTAGCAGAACTTGCAGCGTTAGTAGCAGCAGATTCTGCATTGGTTTCAGCAGTCTCTGCGTTAGTCTCTGCAGTTTCTGCGTTGGTCTCTGCTGTCTCTGCGTTAGTTTCAGCAGTCTCTGCAGCAATTTGTGCTAACTCTGCAGCAGCTTGTGCAGCCTGTGCAGCATCCTTTGCTTGAAGTGCAAGTAATACTTCGCTAGAAGCGTCTCCGACAGCGTCACCTGCACCACCTGCTCCACGATAAATAGCACATTTAGCGTATCGTTGTTTTGGACTAAGATAAAACAATTTTGTTTCCTTTACGAATATTGTCTAACGCAGGAATAATCTGCAGATTCCAAGGAACATTCAAACCACATACTGTTTTTCCTTTTAATGGAATAATATGATCAACATGATATATATTATCTGTTAATTCATTCTGCAATCTTGACAACCAGTAAAACGCTTCTATTTGTTTTTGTTGCTCTTGCGATAACCACTTAGGTGTTGCTTGTAGTTTACTACTTCTATATCTATTAGACTTTGCACATTGCTTGTCTTTATTAGTAGTTCTCCAAATTGCTCCATAAACTTTACTACGTTTATTAGCATGTTCTTTATTACTGTAATACCATACAGAAGCTCTTTGTTTTGCTTTTTCTCTGTTCCTTGCTGCGTAATCTCTATCTTGTTGTCTTTTACAATCTCTACATTCGTCAGATAGTCCGTCTTTACGTGACTTATTCTTACCGAACAAATCAAGTTCTTTAGTTGTTTTACATTTGTAACAGTATTTCATTTGTTTAAATACACTCAGCGAATGCACTTAAAGAAAACTCCCCAGCCGAAGCTGGAGAGTCTTAGGAACTACTATTAAGCGTTTACAGCCAATACAAAACCAGTCTCAGGACGTACTACTTTAACACCGTAGAGGGTGTCAGCAGTGTACAGAGTAGACAAGTACTCTTGCTTGTACTGAGTTTGGCTACGTACAGACATCTGCTCAGCCAATACCATTGTATCACGATGAGCCAAGATAGCTGCTTTGATGTCGCCACCAGCAGTAGCTGTATTGTCAGAATCAGTTTCAATGATTGGAGAGTTGCTTGTTACATAGATGTCGATACCATAGAGCTGACCGATCTGACCGTTGTTTACACCACGACCATCAACGAAATCAGAACTGTTGTAACGATCAATACCCATGATAGCTGCACGTAGTGATGGAGGAACAGCGAAGAAACGACCATCCATTGGGGTATCAGCATCGTCCATGAGCTTGATCAAGGCACGGAAGCCAGCGTCAGTGAATACGTCAGCAGGAACTACAGTGTCAGCAGCGTAAGCTGTGAGACCAGTAGAAGCGTCGATGTAATAGCTGGTGCTGTGTGTCCAGTCAGAAGCATCACCGTTACCGAAAGACTTACCTAATTGGAACAAGGTGTCGTCAACTTTCTTAGCCAAAGCATAGCCAGCGTCGTCAGTGTAGAAACGACGGAGGGATGCCAAAGCCTGAACTTCGACGATGTCTTCGATGAAACGTGAGTACTCGAAGTGCTGGTCAATCGAGACTAATACTTCAGTCTCGGTGTCAGCCTGGATAGTAACTGCAGTGTTAGCTGCTTTAGCTGTTGCAACACCACGTGTTGGCTTAGGAATATGGAGCGTGTCGCCCTTCTTGCCCTTCATCGTCATTTTGTTGACGAGGTTTGCCAATACTAGGTTCTTCTGATATGCAGCGATTACTTCGTCAGACCAAATCTCTGGAATGAATTTATCTGCTGCTGTTTTGTTAACGATAGATGTACTACCGCCTGGGTATGTTACTGCTGCCATTTTAAATCTCCTAAAATTAAATTAAATTAACGTACCCGACCTTCTGAGTAAGCTTGTAGAATTTCTTCTGCCATGCTTTCATATCTGGTAGGGTCTTGCATTCTTAAGCGAATAAGATCTGCACGACGATAAACAGGTTTTGTTGACTCTCCAGTGCCACCTTGTTGGACAGCAGCAGTCTTAAGTGCCTTGCTTCGGTTCTCTTCTTCGACCTTCTTCAGCGATTCGTCAGCAGCTTTAGTAGCTTCTACTTTTTGTTGTTTGACGTTGCGTATAGACTTGTAAGTCCCTAGCAGTTCTAACGCTGAATCTACATCGTAGTTGTTTGCCTTAGCAAATAATTCCATCCGTACCTTTGATCCTTGAATCCAAGAAGCAAAGTCTTCAGATTGTGCTACACTTAAATAATCAGGATGAGCTTTCTCAATCGTCTGCAATGCAACCACTTGGGCTTGTTGAGCTTGCTGCTCTTGCAATTGCTTTAAGACTGGGTTATTGGCTACAGCCTGGTTCACTGCCTTAGCAGGGTCTTCGTACCAATCAATCTCTTGTGCTTTACTTGGCTGTGTGTCGTGCTTCGATTCGAGTTGTTGCTTTAGAAGCGAGTCAGCTAACTTACGTACTTCTCCAACTTCTTGTGCCTGTCGTCCGATTAACTTCTCGGCTTCTTGATGCATCTTGATAATCTCGTCTAGAGCTTTACCACGATACTTCTCAGGTAATTCAGGAGCAGCCTCTTCAGGTTGTGCTGTAGTTTGTTCTACAGCGTCTGGGGTTGTACTCTGTTCTTGTGTTGGATCAGTAAACTTCTCGTCAGTTACTTCTTCTTGCAGTTCGATAAAATTAGCAGCCATGTATATTCTCCTGTCGCAATGCGATTTTAGGACATTTAAAAAATAGCTCGGTGGTCAAGAGTCCATTTACGAGCCGTGATTTGCTTTTGTTTTTCTCTCCAATGCCAGCTTCTCAGCTCTCATTTTTGCCCATCGTGCAGTAGCACTAGGGAAATCTCCAGAGATAGGATCTAAACCCAACCTAGGAGAGGAAAGAATGCGAGTAGCAATCTCGCCACACTCACCACACCGAACTTCTTTTGTGTCTACATCGACGAAGGCTTCGGTGATATGCGAATCGTTACATCGAAAGTCGAATAATCTTCTAGCCATTATTTAAACTCTCGTAAATATGATAACAACGATATTAAAATATCCTCATCATCGTTAACTAAACCTAATGCTATGTTACAGTGGTGGCATAACAGTTTTCTAACTTTTCCTGTTTTATGACAATGGTCAACAGCCAGTCGCTTTTTGTTTTCTTGCTCTGTCTTACCGCAACAAGCACACTTATAATCCTGTTCTTTCATCATTTGATTATAATCTTCGGTTGTTATTCCGAACTGTTTCAAATGACGGTCTCTATACTTATCTGTATGATAGTATTTCTGTCTTGCTGAATTAGTGCATTTTCTACAAGCAGCTTTTAAACCACTTTTAACTCTAGTATCTTTTTCAAATTCGCTAGAGTCTTTAATAATCTTACACTTGCTACAAGTTTTTTGAGGCATTGTCTTCTTCCTGCTGAAGCTGCTCATATACTTCTTCGCTAGACTGTTTTAAGTTCTTAATCCACGTCATGATAGAGACTTCGCCCTTTCTGAAGTGGAGCTGCTCTACAGTTTCTACACCTTTGACAGTGTCTGTGGAGCTAAGCATTAAATCTATGTCTTCTAACAGATCCTGCCACCCTGGGGTAGCCATCATACTGAATCTGTTCTCGTAGTAATCTTGTAGTTCTCTATTCATACTCTTTTTCCTTGACAAGGAGAGTTTATTGTGGTAATATACTATATATTATACCATACTTTTTACAATTTGTCAATAGTTATTGCATTTTTGTAGCAGTTTGTAACATAGCAATACGCTCGTTAGACATGATATCAGCCTCTTTAAGGGCTAAATTAGCGATTTTCTCCACCTGTGTGAAGGGGTCAGCACCCATTGGCTTGTTTGCAGCCTCTACAGCTTTAATTTGGGTCTCTACAGGGATTGCCTGAGCCTGAGCTCCAGCTCTTTGAGCCTCAGCGATAGCCTTAGCAGCCTCAGCCTGGGTCTTCTGTAGCTCTGCCTGAGCTGTAGCCATAGCAAGTTGCTGCATTTGCTGCTGCATTGGGTCAGGTTGACTCATTTGCTGGAGTCTAGAGATGATTTCCTCACGATTAGAGATGCTAGAACCTTGGATTACACCCTGTAATAGCAGTGGAACGATAGGAGATTGAGCTCCTAAGGTAGACATTAAACCCATCATCTGCTGTTGTTCGTACTCACGAGCTACCATTCCTAAGGTAGATACAGGCAAGAACACAAAATCCTTCACAGGATAGCGATCTGGGTCAAACTGCATGAATCTGTAGGCAGATTTGGTGATGAAAGGGATTAAGAAGTCTTCTTGGAAGTTAATCAAGGTACGCTTGTTCTTCTTCATCAAGCCCGATAGAGCCATCGATAAGCCAGCACCAGAGGCTTCTCCTGCAGCTACCTTGTCAGGCATAGAAGCAGTGTCCATTGTTCCTGTTGCTTGTAGGAGCATAGACTGGAAAGCCTGAGCAGTGCCCATGTTTAAAGGATCTGTGTTGCCAAACTTAAATGGCATCATGATCTCGTTAGGATTACCGTTGACTAGAAGGTTCTTACCTGGTCTTACGTCATACTTAGCACCACGTGGTAGACGTGTAGCATCCATCGCCATCATCGGAGCAGTGGTCAAAGCAAGGCTATCTAAGTGAGCACGAATCTGTGCGTCGATAGCTTTCTGCATGTTGTAGCCCTTCTCAGCAGTACCACGACCCCAGAAACGACCAGGCATCGAGTCAGCTTGATAGGCGACAATAGGACGATCCTTCATCATGTAAGGATTCTCTTCAGCCTTTAAGAGCCACTGATCGTCAGCGATAACGACAATAGCTTCTACCATGTCTTGGTAGTCTTCTGCGTCTGAGCCTTCAGGGAAAAGATCTACCATCTCTTCGCCTTCTTCCTTCTGAAGGTTCTCTATGTATTCACGAGGAACTAAACCATAGTAGCGAATGACTCGTACTTTGTCGTCCTGCTTAGGAGACATCTCTTGGACAGGTTCTAGTTCCATGTCGTTGTAGCTAGGGGTGATTCCTACTTTACGATATGTACCATTTACCATGCCTTTGATTATAACGTGATACGGCATGTACTCCTCAATTGCTACACCTAAAGAAGAATCAACATCACGAGCGTTAGGATCAATGAGGAAGTTACGAGGATTGATTGGGTTAAGGTGTACCATGAACTTCTTCTCTTCGGTAACACCAATAGCTGCCATGCTAGTGCCAGGGATAGGCTGAGTAGAAGGATACATTACTAGTTTCTCTTCTACGGTAATCTCTCCGATACCAGTGCCATAGAGCTCTGCTAAGAGGATTACATCATCAACACTTTTCTTGACCTTAGTAAACTTAAAGTCTTCATGCATCTGCTGACGTACTAACGGAATGTCAGACTTGTCTTGATCTTGGCGATCATCCGTGATATCAAAGAACTCACCACGACCAAACACTGCCTCAGAAATCTCAGCCTGTTTGCCTTCGATAGCTTGCTGGAGGGCGGGAGTAATAAGACGAGATCTCTCGGACTCACGAGTCTTGTCAGCCCCATCCCAGATTCCTCTCCAAAGTCTTTCATACTCTTCCCATTTGTCTAAATAGTTTACATCTCGATGGTCTCTCCATCGGTTACAGTGATCAACAATAAACGATACTAACTCTTTATCAGATTCAGTAACTGGGTCTTCTTTAAATTCTGCCATGTTTTAAATTCCTGGAATGGTTGATTGTGGAACTTGCATCTGAAAGGGGTCTGCAGCACGAGGAGCAGTCATGTTGTCGATGGTTATACCTGCTCTACGATTTAGAGGGTCTGTCTCGATTGCTTGCATCGCAGGATTAGCAATACGCTCTGCTACACTCATACCACGACGCTGTTCAGTCTGACGAGCGAATACTTCTCCAGCCACACGCATATAATCTGCAACAGACTGTTGATAAGCTGAGCCAGTAATATCTTTTGCTTCAATAGCACCGCTTAGTCTAGGATACTTCTCAGCTCTGGTGATAAACTTATCAGCTAGTTCTTTACTACGGAAAGCTTTTTCTAAAGAACGACGAGCAGATAAACCATCTGGTTTGATTAATCCAGCGACTGCCTCAGATACTTGATCGGTACTAAATCCTAGATTTTTAAATTGCTTAGCAAAAGCCACAGAATCGTCAGGAGATTTAGCAACCATTGTTCCAAGCACTGCCTGTGCGTCTGTGTATAGTTGATTCTCTCTTAAAACTGTTTTAAAACTTTCACCTCTTGTGAATAATTCTTTACCTTGGACGTAGTGTTGAATCTCGTGTAGAGCAACCTTAACTGGGGTATCTGTCTGTCTCCACTCAGAATGCTGGCGATTAAACAAAATCATATTATCTTTAGGAGAAAAAGCTGCTAAACGAGAATCCACAGGATCATCAATAAAGCTGATTGTTACATCTCCAATGTCTGGATAAGCTTTCTTTAGCACATCTGCCTTGAATACTTCGTCGAATGCTAAGATCTCATTCTCAGGGATCTTGTTAAGGTCTACACCTTTACGTAAGTCTACATTCTTGTCGCTGATCTCTAGCATTGCTTTGTTAGCTACTGGGTCAAATGCTATAGCTTCTTTACCATAGATTGTATTCCATTCATCCGCAGGAAGTTTAAACCAATCACGCTGTGCGTTCTCTAAGAGATTTGTAGCAGCAGGAGCGTCAATCATTCCTTCTGCTCCTAAGTTACTAATACCTTCCCTACCAATGAACATCTCAGGCATTTTAGAAGGAGGTTGTCCAAATAAAGTTTCAGTTATTCTTCGAGAACCTAAAGGAGAAGAATCTATTAAACTATCTGCTATGCCAAATAATTTACCAACTATGCTCATCTAATATCCTGTTATAAAGTCACTCGGTTCATATTCGTCTTCCTCTTGGTTTGTAAAGTATGACGTTACAGCCAATTGGTCAACATAACTTAAAGCATCCACTAAGTCATCATGTACTTGAG